TCATTTAGTGCGCAAATATTTATCCATCATGCAGCCGCCGTCAAGATATTTTGCAGTTACACATTTTTTACAATGAACACACTTATCCGGATTTATATAGTAGTACCCGCCTTCAATAGAAATTGCTCCCGCGCGACATAACGATTCGCACTTCAAGCATCTTCTACAGGCGTTAAACTTCCTAATCTGATAACCAACCATCCTCTGCAAATCATCATGGTTCGCAACGTTCATTGTGCGCACTTTTACAGAATAGTCAAATTCCTCTTGACCAAAAGGCTGAATAGATATGATAGGTACATTTGTATATGGCTCAAGAATAATAACTTCATGAAGAAGTTTCTTTCCGAGTTCGGGCGCTATCTTACCAAATGGCGCAAACATACCTACCAGCTCATCATCAAAAGGTCTTGTCAAACGATATATTTTTGCATGTTCTTCTGTTGTGCAATTTGTGAATTTCAGCTTTACATCATTGGCCGACACCAAACCATTTCCACCTTGACGCGCTTTCCAATTACCTGAGTCAACATATTCTTCAGGGTCGGGTTTTCCAATTTTATTTGCAAATGAGATAAGAAAATCTCTCCACTTCTTTGCTTCTTCAGGCATATAGATACGCGAAAGGAACTGTGCTCTCTGGTTATTATTAGGACAACACCAACAACCAACTCTATCGTATCCGAGACGATACGCCTCATTAAAATCTATGTTTTCAGACAAGATATACAGCCATATATCGGCATTCTCCCAAAAGAAGATTGGTGATGCGACCGTCTGCTGCTGAATTTTTACGGACTCCGTATTTTCTTCAATTCTGTTGTACTTGCTACGACTAACGGACTCTGATTTTCTTATTCCATAAAACGTAAGTATCTGTTGATTGCGGTATAAGCTATTTATAACTCTCGAAATCGGGCCTGTCTTGAACATCGAACAGCACCAGCGCATCATTCGTGCAGGTGGTCCAATATCCTCACAAACATCATAGAAAACCTGTTCATCGTTTTTTGCAATCTGGAAAATCGCCATTGGGTGTGCATCTCTATATCTTTCAGCATAGTCAATCGTATAGGGAAACTCCAGCGTTGTATTGCCAAAAATATGAACGAGACTCGGATTGCTAAGAGCCTTTATGGTAATATCCGCTGTAACAGTCGAATCCTTACCCCCAGAAAATGAGATAACAATATTTTCTTCTGGAAATCTCTGTGCAGCTTGTCTAACAAAATTGAAGGCTTCATCTTTCAGATACGCTAACCTCATTTTATTGGCTTCAACAAAGTTGGCGATGTATTTATCAAAATACTCATATGTATTGCCGCGAGAATACTGGCCAATTTTTGCTGCAAGAGCATCAGTGTCTGCAGTAGCAAACAATTTTGCTGGTATTGAAATAGACTTCCCATTTATATAGTATCTGCTGTTATTTGCCCAAACAGAGTCCTCTACATATTCATTAGGTTCTTTATCAAGCAGACATTCAATAAGTAATCTCTCTTCCGGGAATACTGGTCGGATATCAGAACTGAGATATTTCGTTTTCTTCCCACAGATAGGGCAAATACCCTCATCCGACTGATTGATAGTCTGAATAACAGGAGTCTTACAATTTTTGCACCAGTATATTTTTGTAGGAAGGTCTTCAATGGTAACACTTCCACAAACAGGGCAATTTTCTTCATTTGTTTCAATATTGCAATTTTTACACCACATTTAGACTCCTCCTTTCCGCTCTCTCATAATAAATGTTATGTGTAATAGATTATTTATCATCAAGGTCAACGATATCTTCGAGCCTACAATCGAGGGCCTCACAAATCTTTCTTAAAACTTGTGTGGACACATCTCCGCCTTTGCCCATTTTCGCAATTGCATTCGACGAAATGCCTGTTTTTTCTTGCAAATCTTTTTTTAGCATATTTTTATCAATTAACAATTTCCACAGTTTATTGTAATTCATGGCACACCTCACTTTAATCGTTTAAAAGCACATTGTAACGAATAAATTATACACCTTTCAATCCCAAATTTCAAGACAATCTTGATTTTTTCAATCTCAATGAGCTGGTTTTTATAAATTGTTTATGTTTTTAAAAAACATATTTGATGTTTTCGAAAAACATATTGACATTTGCAATTACATCACCTATAATAAGACATGTAAGATGTATTTGAAATACAGGAGGCGGTATTATGAAAACAATAGGATGCATAAGGGCCAAGCTCGGAAGCACGCCATACTATATGGCCAAAATGCCTGCAGGTGAGCTTATCGACTGCGTCGGCATTGCAAAAGAATTACCCGATTGGGACGGTATGACCGTTGATGAAAAAATGCAACGAGAAGTAAACATTCGAAGGATTGTTGAGGAAATCGTCCCTTATATCATCAATGACCCAGATAGATTCATTGGCAGTCTCATAGTTGATATCTATTCTGGCATGGAAGATGTTCACTTTGAGTCTATCTCCAGCGTAGCTAAAAACATTCCAAATGCGTATGCTCTTTCTATGAAGGACATGGGATTCATCACTCTTCCTGGCAACGAACGACTTATCGCTCTGGACGGACAGCACCGATTGCTGAGTTTAAAAATTGCAATAAGAGGTGCTATGGGTGTTCCGGCAGGAACTAAGCCTTTTCCTGCGCTGGAGAAACTTGTGCCCCACCCTGAACTGAGCACAGAAGAAGTTAGCGTAATCTTCGTTGAACATACGGATACAAAAAAAATCCGAAAAATCTTTAATAAAATTAACAAATATGCAAAGCAGACCAGCCGAAGCGATAACATTATCACTAGCGATGATGACCCGTTTGCAGTCATTGCTAGAAAGCTCATTAGCCCTGATGAGGTACTCGCACCAGTTGACGGTATTGAAGTTGTTAATTCCAAAAACAACACACTTTCAAGCCGTAGCAAAAACCTCACCACACTAAGCACTTTATATACGGTCTGTGAGACTCTTCTTAAAGACCGTGGCTTTAAGAAGAACATGCTTCTTCCTAATGAAGCAACATTGAACGAAGCATATAATTACGTTTCTGACTTTTGGAGAGCCCTTCTCGAAAATGTAGATGTCTACAAAGAATACATGCGCCTCACAAAAAGAAATATGACTATACAGCTTCTAAGAGAAAATAATCTCTTATTAAAACCTGTCACACAAATGGCCCTTGCACATGTTGCTGCAATGGCAAAGGCAAAAAATGTCGACTGGAATTCCATCACTCAGAAGTTGAACTCCATCGACTGGTCATTTGACAACGCTCTATGGTTCAACATTCTCGTTATTGGAAGTGCAAAAAAACGAATGATTACTGGCAAAGACTCTGTTCGATATGCAGGAATGGTTATTTCTTACATGGTGTTGGGTAACCTTATGACTTCCGATGAAATCGCAGATGTCGAGAATATCATCCATAATGCAAGAAACAGCGAAGATGCTGAACTTCCCAATATCATTCTCTAATCTCAAGGGGGGGATTGCATGACTCAAGAGAAAAAAGTGAAAACCAGCATCTATAAGTGCCCTCACGAAGGGAACAACTGCAAGGGCCATAAGCACTGCCATGTTCTCGAAACCACAGAAGCACTACCGGGCAAGATCACGGTACTGTTCCAATGTCCGGTTCAGAAAAATCAAAAAATCCCCATTGTAATAGGGACTTAATATAAGTTACTCACAGGAAAGCCGCTTAGACGAGCTATGCTGTAGAACTGAATCAGAAATGATTGTCATTCTACAGCGCAGCCACGCCAAGCGGCTTTTGCTTTAAGGAGGTGATGCTATGACTTTTAAAGAAAGGAGGACGCAAATACGGATAAGGTTCTAAACGCAAATAAGAAGCGTGTATGTGATGTAAGCAAAGACCGTCGAACTGCTTGCATATGTATCGCTGGTTGTATTGTTATCATCACAGCCAATAGCGACGGTACTCTAAAATTCGACGGTGCAACAATTAGCCCCGCTGCATAACAACATCAAATAATATAATCCGCCAGAGCGCAAGACGACAGAGCGGGCCTATAAGCCTCAATGGTTATAGGCCTACTGTCGTCTTTTTTCGTTTTGGCGAATTTGGATGCCTCTGACGGATTTCAAAAATCCAAAGGAGACATCTATCATGAATAATACTGAAAATCAAAGCAAGACTTATCGTATCTATTTGAAGTCTACCAAAGAATGGGTGGATGTAAACAAGGAATTCTACACGGACTACTATCGTGACATCAATTCCTATCGCAAGCGTCAGCAGGAGCATGGCCGTTGTGTCTGCCCTGCAAGTAAACGCTATTTATGCGACATGGACTGCATGACCTGTCCGTATGCCAAGGCTGGCGACCAGCTTTCTCTTGATAACACCGTAAGCGACGGTGAAGGAAATGAAAAGAGCTGGCTTGATGACATGCCGGATGAATCTGTAGCTATCGTAGAAATGATAGAGGACGCAGAACTTCTTCGTGCCCTCTATGCAAAGCTGAATGAGCTGGACCCGGAAGGTCGTCTTATCTGCCAGCTTATTATGAAAGGAAAATCGGAACGTGACTGCGGCAAGGAAATGGGTCTCTCTCGTAATACATTCGTGTATCGCAGGGACAAGCTGTTCCAGAAGCTTCGTTCCGAGCTTAAAGACTACATCTAATACGAATGGTCGTCCTCTGATTTTTCAAGGGACGATTTTTCTTTTCTAAAAACTTTCTATGTTTTTTCGGCCAAATGGCCATCTCACCTCCATTGAGTAGTGTAAGGCGAAACAAAGCGACCTACAGAAAGCGAGGTGAACACCGTGAATCAGACCTTTCACAACAGAAACGATACTGACGCAGAAGTAATTGCTACTCTCACGGCAATCAGTCAGGTATCCGCAAGAATGGCGAAGAATCTCAGAATCATCGCCGCACAGAGACAATCCGAGGAAGGAGGAACAACAAATGTCAAAAATGAACGATATGGCTATGACTATCGAAGAACTGAGAAATGCTGCCGCTGCTATTAACGATGCAGCAGCCTGGCTCGCACAGCAGTTTGGAGAATCACCTAAAGCTGCCGAAGAACCGGAAGCCCCTGCCGCTCCTGCAAAACCTGCACTGACCCTTGAGGAGGTTCGAGCTATTCTGGCTGACAAATCTCGTGCTGGACATACGGCTGAGATTCGAGAGCTTCTTAAAAAGTATGGTGCAAGCAAACTGTCACTCGTAGATCCGAAACATTACGAAGCCCTGCTCAGGGAAGCGGAGGTGCTCTAATATGCCACCAAAAGGACATGCACTCCTCTCCGCAGCCTCTTCTGATCGTTGGCTTCACTGTCCACCGTCAGCAAGACTCTGCGAAACCTACGAGGATAAAGGTAGTGATTATGCTGCAGAAGGCACCGATGCACACGCTCTTTGTGAGTACAAGCTCCGTAAAGCTCTCGGCATGAAAGCTACTAATCCAACCCAAAAACTAAATTGGTACAACGCCGAAATGGAAGATTGTGCTACTGGATACGCCAGCTTTATTATGGAGCTTTTAGAAGATGCTAAGCAGACCTGCTCCGATCCAGTTGTTCTGATTGAGCAACGAGTGGACTTCTCCCGTTGGGTAGAACAAGGCTTCGGAACCTCAGATGCTATTCTTATCAGCGATGGAACTATGCACGTAATTGACTACAAACACGGTCTTGGAATCCTTGTCTCCGCTGAAGACAATCCACAAATGAAGTGTTACGCTCTTGGCGCTCTGGAGCTTTTCGATGATATTTATGACATCGATACGGTCAGCATGACCATCTACCAACCCAGACGTCAGAACGTTTCTACCTATGAGGTCAGCAAGGATGAGCTGTATCAGTGGGCCAATGAAGTTCTAAAGCCTACCGCTGACCTCGCCTTTGCCGGTGATGGAAGTTTCCTGTGCGGTGAATGGTGCGGATTCTGCAAGGCAAAGCATGAATGCAGGGCCAGAGCAGAAGCCAATCTTTTACTCGCACAGCACGATTTCAAACTGCCACCACTGCTTACGGATTCAGAAATCGAAGTTATCCTTTCCCGTGTCGATGAACTGATTTCCTGGGCCAACGACATTAAGGAGTATGCACTCCAGCAGGCAATCAGCGGTAAAGAATGGACTGGATGGAAACTGGTCGAAGGTCGCTCTAATCGCAGATATACCAACGAAGACGCAGTATCAAAGACTGTCGAAGCCGCTGGCTTTGACCCTTATGAAAAGAAACTACTTGGTATCACTGCCATGCAAAAGCTGCTTGGTAAATCTCGCTTCGAGGAACTCCTTGCAGCCTATATTGAAAAGCCACAAGGCAAACCTACTCTTGTGCCAGAAAACGATAAGCGCCCGGCAATGAACACAGCAAAAAATGATTTTATGGAGGAATATGACAATGAGTAAAAATGTAAAAATGACAAATCCCATGAAGGTTATCACTGGTCCTAACACACGCTGGAGCTACGCCAACGTCTGGGAACCTAAATCCATCAACGGTGGCACTCCGAAATATAGTGTCAGCCTGATTATTCCGAAGTCCGACACAAAGACTGTTGCAAAGATTGAAGCTGCTATCGAGGCTGCATACCGTGAAGGTGAAGCAAAGCTCAAGGGCAATGGTAAGTCCGTACCTGCTCTTTCCGTACTTAAAACGCCACTTCGTGACGGAGATCTTGAAAGACCGGACGATCCTGCATACGCTGGCAGCTACTTTGTGAATGCCAATGCAACCTCTGCACCTGGTATCGTGGATGCAGACCGCAATCCTATCCTCACTCGCTCCGAGGTTTACTCTGGAGTCTACGGTCGTGCCAGCATCAGTTTCTATGCATTCAACAGCTCTGGCAATAAGGGAATCGCCTGTGGCCTTAACAATCTACAGAAGATTCGTGATGGCGAGCCTCTTGGCGGTAAGGCATCTGCTGAATCTGACTTTGCAACTGATGACGACGATGATTTTCTTGACTAACGGAGGTGCCGAGTATGACTGAATATCAGAACTTTATGCTTCAGGTATGCTTCGGCTGCACCCTCGGATTCCTGATTGGAATCTGGCGATGCAACATCGCCTTCTTCATCAAGGACCGCAAGGAAAAGCGTGCCCAGAAGAAGCGTGAAGCAGAGCTTCAGAAGGAAGCATCCAATGAACATGACTAATCTATCAACCAACTGGCGGTGGGGTCACTGCCGCCAGCACATTTTCTGACAAAAGGAGACAATCTATGAATGAATTTGCGGATATCTTAAACCTATTTATTGCTAACGTCATTGCCTATACCTTTTTTGTGGCGGTATATGGATTCATCATCTACAACGTAGGTAAAATCATTCTTTACCTTGTTCGTTATGCGGTATACCACATTCGACGTGACATCAATAAATATAAATCCAATAAAGATAAACAGTAACAAGGCAGGCGGCAGGGATTTCTCTGCTGCCTGTTTTGTAGAAAGGACAATCTCATGAAAACACTTAGTATTGACATTGAAACCTACAGCGATGTACCTCTTCAGAAAACCGGTGTATATCGCTATGTAGAATCACCTGATTTTGAAATCCTGCTCTTTGCCTACAGCGTGGATAACCAGCCCGTTCAGGTCATTGACCTTACCTGCGGAGAAAAAATTCCAAAAGAGATCCTTCTTGCCTTGGAGGATGAGAATGTCATCAAGTGGGCCTTCAACGCTACCTTTGAACGTATCTGTCTTTCTCATTTTTTAGGTTATCCGACCGGAGAATATCTGAACCCTGAAAGCTGGCGTTGCTCTATGATATGGTCCGCCACGATGGGGCTTCCGCTCTCATTGGAGGGTGTCGGCGCTGTTCTGGGATTAGAAAAACAAAAGCTCTCAGAAGGTAAAGATCTCATCAAATACTTCTGCCAGCCTTGTGCTCCTACCAAAGCTAATGGTCAACGCACAAGGAATCGCCCTTTCCACGCTCCGGACAAGTGGGCTACGTTCAAGAAATATAACATACGTGATGTAGAAACAGAAATGGGCATCCAGCAGAGACTGGCAAAGTTCCCGGTTCCAGCTCAGGTTTGGGAGGAATATCATCTCGACCAAGAAATCAATGATCGAGGCGTCCGCTTGGATATGGATCTTGTTGCTGCCGCCATTGAGATGGATACTCGCTCACGAAAAGAACTGACGGATACTATGAAAGCAATCACGAAGCTGGAAAATCCAAACTCCGTTCAGCAGATGAAGACCTGGCTTTCTGCTAATGGACTGGAAACGGATACTCTTGGCAAGAAAGCTGTCACAGATCTCTTAAAGACCGCACCTCCAAAGCTCGCACAAGTTCTTACCTTAAGGCAGCAGTTAGCCAAATCCTCCGTTCGTAAATATCAGGCAATGGAAAAGACAGTATGTGCCGATGGTCGTGCCCGTGGTATGTTCCAATTTTATGGTGCCAACCGCACTGGCAGATTCTCTGGTCGTAATATACAGCTGCAAAATTTACCGCAAAACCACCTGTCAGATCTTGCAGAAGCACGATCTTTGGTACGCTCCGGTAACTTTGATGCTGTGGAACTTCTCTACGAAGATGTTCCGGATACACTCTCACAGCTCATTCGCACTGCCTTCATTCCAAGAGAAGGTACACAGTTTTTGGTAGCTGACTTTTCAGCTATTGAAGCTCGTGTTATTGCATGGTTTGCAGGCGAAAAATGGCGACAAGATGTCTTCGCCAAGGGTGGCGACATCTACTGTGCCTCTGCAAGTCAAATGTTTAAGGTTCCCGTCGAGAAGCATGGTATCAATGGTCATCTCAGACGAAAAGGTAAAATTGCAGAGCTTGCCCTTGGATACGGTGGTTCTGTAGGTGCACTAAAAGCAATGGGTGCTCTGGATATGGGTCTCACCGAAGATGAACTTCCTCCGCTGGTGGATGCATGGCGACAATCCAATCCAAACATCGTTAAGTTCTGGTGGGGTGTGGATCATGCTGTAATGGAAGCGGTAAAGTTCAAACACACTACTTCGGAATATGGTCTTACCTTCTCCTGCAGAAGCGGTATGCTATTTATCACTCTCCCATCGGGAAGAAATCTGGCATATGTGAAACCAAAGATTGGGACAAATAAATTCGGTGGCCAGTGCATCACCTATGAAGGCATCGGAAGCACCAAGAAATGGGAACGTCTTGATTCCTACGGTCCAAAATTTGTCGAAAACATTGTACAGGCCACTGCCCGTGATATTCTCTGCTATGCCATGCAGACGCTCCGCTGCTGTTCTATTGTCATGCATATTCACGATGAAGTTGTCATCGAAGCGGATTCCAGCATGTCATTAGATGCAGTTTGTGAACAAATGGGCCGCACGCCCCCTTGGGCCAAAGGCCTGCTGTTAAGAGCCGATGGCTATGCGACACCATTTTATAAAAAAGATTAGATCTTTTTCGGCCAAACAGCAAAATCATCTCCATTTAGTGGTGGAGATAAAATTTCGTTTCTACAGGCATCAAAATGAGACGTTCATCTCCAATCGATATTAGAGGTGGACGTCATTTTTTATATGTCCATCTGGAAAGGAGGAACCTGACATGTCGATCAGCAAATATAACAACGAGGGCTATCCCGATCCTACCGCTTTTGGCGCACTTTCTTCTATTGAGAATGAATCCCATGCACTACGTGCTTTCAGACCAATCGTATATATCTGCTCTCCCTTTGCCGGAGACATTGAAAAGAATGTAGCTGCTGCCAGAACGTACAGCCGCTTTGCAGTGGAACAGGGATACATCCCCATTGCACCACACCTGCTGTTTCCACAATTTTTAAATGATAGTGCCCCGAAGGAACGTGAACTTGGCCTTTTCTTTGGAAATGCCATCATGAGCAAATGCTCGGAAATCTGGGTCTTTGGAAGTCATATTTCTTCAGGTATGGAAGCAGAAATCAAACGAGCTAAGTGGAAGAATTACCGTTTGCGCTATTTCACAGAGAATTTTGAGGAGGTTTAACACATGTACGAAGTAAAAGAGAATTCAAGAATATTAAAAGACGGAACTGAAATCACAACCTACAGCAGAGATGTAGTCAGCTGCAACATCTTAGAGGTCGAGGCTGGAACTACTGGTTATTGCGGTGGTGATTCCGGTCATGGCGGTCGCACCTATTTCCGCATTCAGGATGCTGCTTGCACGGATATGGAAATCCATAGCTATACCACTCGCTGTGGCAGCAATGGCTTTGAGGTCTGTCTCGGTGGTGATTGCGAGTTGGAAAACATAATTCGAGCTTTAAAATTTATTACCAAGGTTCTCGAAGATGAATCCAAGGAGGTATATGACTGATGTTTACTATTTATTCTGCAGACGTTACCGGAAATCCCGGTAACTGCTCCTATCCACACAAGCATGTCATCTTAGACGAAGACAGCCTGAAAGCTGCAATCTGCCACGACTATGTCTGTGCCGAATATAAAAACAACTACCGCAACGGCGATAACTTTATCGGCAGCGACTGCCTTCCTGTGGATTGCGATAATGATCACTCTAAAAATCCGGATGACTGGGTCACTCCTGATGATATTATGCAGGCCTTTCCGGGTGTCAGTTTTGCTATCCACTATAGCCGCTACAACAATCGTGAGAAAAATGGCAAGGCTGCAAGGCCGAAGTTCCACGTGCTGTTTCCAATCGAATATGTATCAGATGCCTCTCTTTACAGCGATATGAAGAAGCTGGTCAATTCCATCTTTCCGTATTTTGATACACAGGCACTAGATGCAGCTCGTTTCTTCTTTGGAACAGCTACTGCAGATGTTGCAATCTATCCGGGGCGTATGAATCTGACTAAGTTTTTGGATGAGGACCTGTTTGACGAAGATCTGCCGGATGGTCAATACGATGGTTCTGCTATTCCGGAAGGAAGCCGTAATGCCACCATGTCTCGTTTTGCCGGTCGTGTCATCAAGAAATATGGTGACTGTGACAAGGCATATCAGACATTTATGGAAGAATCAACAAAGTGTACGCCTCCGCTGGAAGCATCTGAGCTTGCAACTATCTGGCACAGCGCACAGCGTTTTTATGCAAGACTCTCTCAGCAGGATGGCTACATTGCACCAGAAGTATATAATGACCCTTCCTGTTACAAGCCCGGAGACTATTCTGACGTCGGACAAGCTGAGGTATTGGCAAAATACTTCTCTGGCGAGCTTCGCTACTCTCCTGCCACACACTTTATCCGATATTCCGATCATTACTGGCAGGAATCCGAACCGGGTGCACAAGCCGTGGCTCATGAGCTTACCAGAAGGCAGCTGAAGGAAGCTGGCAACGATATGCTCGAAGCTCTCGACAAATTGAAAAACTCCGGAGCACAGTCTCTGCTTGATTCCATGTCTAAGGCCAAAGCAGAGCAGTTGATGAACGAGGATCAGATGGAAGCCTATCAGGAATATATCGCTGCAAAAGCATATCAACAATTTGCTGTAAAGCGCAGGGATTCCAAGAACATTACTTCTACGCTGAAGGAGTCTCGTCCGATGCTGGAAATCTCGCCTCGTGACCTTGATGCCGATTGCTTTGCTATGTGTACACCGGAAGCAACCTATGACCTGCGCAAAGGAATGGCCGGTGCCAGAGAACACCTGCCGGAAGATTTCATTACCAAAATCACATCGGTGTCTCCGAATTACAAGGGACAGCAGATTTGGCTGGACTGCCTTGACCTCATCTTTCAGGGCAATCAGGAGCTCATCGACTATGTTCAGATGATTTGTGGTCTAGCTGCTATCGGCAAGGTCTATGTGGAGGCACTCATCATTGCCTATGGTGACGGACGCAATGGTAAATCCACCTTTTGGAATGCTATCTCGAGAGTCCTTGGACTTTACTCCGGTAACATTTCTGCAGATACGCTCACTGTCGGATGCCGCAGAAACATCAAGCCGGAAATGGCTGAGGTCAAAGGTAAAAGACTCCTCATTGCTGCCGAGATGCAGGAAGGTGCTCGCCTGAATGATTCTACCGTCAAACAGCTCTGCTCTACGGACGATGTCTTTGCGGAGAAGAAATACAAGGATCCGTTTTCCTTCAAGCCTTGCCACACGTTGGTCCTTTACACTAATCATCTGCCCCGTGTTTCTGCATCCGATGATGGTATTTGGAGACGACTTATTGTTATCCCGTTCAACGCTAAGATTACAGGAAGCAATGATATCAAGAACTATAGCGAGTATCTTTACGACAACGCTGGCGGAAGCATTTTGGCGTGGGTCATCGAAGGTGCCAAGAAAGTCATCGAATCGGATTACCAGATTCCCGTGCCGGAGTGTGTACAGAATGCCATTGATGAATATCGTAGCCAGAACGATTGGTTCGGTCACTTTCTTTCTGACAAATGTGAAATTGACCCGTCCTATAAAGAAAGCTCTTCTTCTCTTTATCAGGCCTACCACAACTATTCTCTGGATTGCAACGAGTATGTACGCAGTACCGCTGACTTCTACTTTGCATTGGAGAAAGCTGGCTTTGAGCGAGTTACCATGAGCAGAAAGCGTTACTTTAAGGGTCTGCGCTTACATGAGGACACCGATGCAGACGAGGATTTTATGAATTAAGGCCACTTATGACAAGGTGTATCAAGGTGTTTTATAAAACTTTTCTTAGACCTATAAAATTATGAATAAGAAAAAGTATGGAAAATACCATTGATACACCTTGCACATCTTCAATTTAACGGCCTGATGGAGGACAAGTATGTTAGAAAAAACGATAGAAAATAAATTGACAACTGCAGTAAAAAAGGCTGGCGGTATCGCACCGAAGTTCGTGTCTCCTTCTTTCGCAGGGATGCCCGACCGCCTGATCTTATTACCTGATGGGAAGTTTGCCTTCGCAGAATTAAAGGCACCCGGAGAATCTCCACGCCCACTGCAAAAGGCACGGCACAGACTTCTTCGCTCTCTGGGCTTTCGAGTCTATGTGATTGATAGCGTTGAGCAGATTGGAGGAATGATTGATGAACTTCAAACCTCATGATTATCAGGCCTATGCCATTGACTATATTGAGACACATCCCATAGCTGCAGTCCTTCTCGATATGGGTCTTGGAAAAACAGTCATTTCCCTGACTGCCATCGCTGATCTGTTATTCGATAGCTTTGAAGCCCACCGCATCCTTGTGATTGCCCCACTTCGAGTAGCTAGAGACACATGGCCCACTGAAATCAAGAAATGGCAGCATCTGAAGCACCTGACCTTTGCTATCTGCGTCGGAACACCGAAAGAACGAAAAGTCGCTTTGATGGCCAGAGCCGATATAACAATCATCAACAGAGAAAATCTTCAATGGCTTATCGAGTCCAGTGGATTTCCCTTCGACTACGATATGGTAGTCATCGACGAGCTTTCTTCCTTCAAGAATCAAAATTCAAAGAGGTTCAAATCTCTGCTGAAGGTAAGACCAAGCGTCAAGCGCATTATCGGCCTGACCGGAACACCAAGTAGTAATGGTCTCATGGATTTGTGGGCCGAGTTTCGATTACTGGATTTAGGAAAACGCCTCGGTCGCTTCATTACCGAGTACCGAAACAACTACTTTGTACCGGACAAAAGGAATGGTCAGATCATCTATTCCTATAAGCCACAGCCCTACGCGGAGGAACGTATCTATAGTCAAATTTCTGATATCACCATTTCCATGAAATCGACAGACCATCTACAGATGCCTGAACTCATCTCTTCCGAGTATGAGGTTCATTTGTCCGAAGATGAAGTTGCCAGATACGAGGAATTAAAGAGCGACTTGGTGTTAGAACTACCTGATGGAGAAATCACCGCAGCAAATGCTGCCTCTCTTACCGGAAAGTTGTCCCAGCTTGCAAATGGTGCCATTTATTCCGATACCGGTGAAATCATCGAGTTTCATAACAGAAAGCTGGATGCTCTGGAGGATATCATCGAATCCGCCAATGGCAAACCTGTTCTTGTAGCCTATTGGTTCAAGCACGACCTTACCCGTATTAAAAAGCGCTTTGATGTGAGAGAAATAAAATCCAGCAAGGACATCGCCGACTGGAATGTCGGAAAGATACCAGTCGCAGTCATTCATCCTGCATCTGCCGGTCATGGACTCAATCTACAGGCTGGCGGCTCCACCCTTATCTGGTTTGGGCTGACATGGTCACTGGAATTATATCAGCAGACCAACGCCCGACTTTGGAGACAGGGTCAAATCTCCGGAACCGTGGTGATAGAGCATATCATCACTAAAGGAACCATTGATGAGCGTATTCTGAAGGCTCTCTCCAAGAAGGAGCTGACACAGAATGCCCTTATCGATGCAGTAAAAGCAAACCTATGACAGTCTTTGACAAAACACGACAATCCGTGCAAATCCGAGGGAAATAAAACAATCCGGAGGTAAAGCATGAACGCAAAAGAATATTTATTACAGGCTCGCTATCTTGATGAACGCATTACATCAAAGACTCAACAGATTGCATCCTTAAATGATCTTGCTACCAAATGTACTTCTACCATTTCAGATATGCCTAGAAACCCAAACCACGGTGGTTCCAGAATGGAAGAGGCCATTTTGAAAATCATTGAATTGGAGGATTGCCTGAAGAAAGACATCGAAAAGCTGGTGGATTTAAAGAAAGAAATCATGGGTGTTATCCATGCTGTTCCCAACGTAGAATACCAGATGCTACTGGAAAAACGCTATCTCTGCTTCATCACTTGGGAACAGATAGCAGTGGATCTGAACTATTCTATACAGCACATACATCGTATGCATAGCGCAGCATTAAAAGAAATCGTGGTTCCACAGATGGATGAGAGTTAATGTGATAGAATGAGAGTCCTTTCTTATGATAATATTACAATAGCGAAAGTGATAATCGCAGAGAGCCTTGTGGGAGTCAATCCTACAGGGCTTTTCTTATGCCAAAACGGAAGGAGGAATACGATGCCAAGAAAACCAAAACGTCCCTGCTCCTATCCCGGATGCCCTAATCTGACAGACGGACGCTTCTGTCCGGAACATGAAAAGAACGAAGCCAAACGCTACGAGAAGTACGACCGAGATCCAAATACCAAGCGTCGCTATGGACGTGCATGGAAACGTATCCGCGACAGCTATGCTGCTGCCCATCCTCTTTGTGAGATGTGCCTTGAGAACGGTATCTACACACCAGCCGAGCAGATACACCATGTAAAACCTCTTTCACAAGGTGGAACGCATGATAGAGAAAACTTGATGGCTCTTTGCAAATCCTGCCATGCCAAGATTCATGCGGAACATGGCGACCGTTGGCACAACCGGTAGGGGCCAGTAAATCTCTACGGCGAAGTCACCGGGGAACGGGCGTGGGGTCTCACGCACAAAGTCGCAATTTCAAACGGGGTATATAGGCCCCTGAACTGGAGGTGTAAAAATGGCTAAGGACGGTACAAACCGTGGCGGCGCTCGTATCGGCGCTGGAGCCAAGAAAAAGCCCTTAGCTGACAGGATTGCTGAGGGAAACCCGGGCAAACGTGAGTTGACTGTCATCGACTTTACAGACAGCACTGTCGATTTAGAAGGTCAGCCGATGCCCAAACCATCCAAGATGTTATCTGCAAAGCAAAAGAACGGTAAAAAGCTAGTTGCTGCAGAAGTTTATAAGAAAACATGGAATTGGCTGCACGAACGTGGCTGCGCTGCTCTTGTCTCTCCGGAGCTTCTGGAACGCTATGCTATGAGTGTTGCCCGTTGGATTCAATGCGAAGAAGCAATCACAGAGTTTGGATTTCTCGCAAAGCATCCGACTACAGGCAATGCGATCCAATCTCCTTATGTAGCCATGAGTCAGAACTTTATGAGTCAGACCAATCGTCTCTGGATGGAGATCTATCAAATCGTAAAAGAAAATTGTGCCACTGAATATAACGGAGCCACACCACAGGATGATGTGATGGAAAGGCTCCTGCTGGCACGGAAAGGAAATTGATATGGATTTATCGGAATTTATGAATTTGCTAAAGAAATATCGCAGGCATTTAACCTTCCAGCAGTTTAGCACACTCAAAGGACAGGCTAAGGCTGGTGACATAGATGCTGCTTTCAAGGGATTAAAAAAGTTATTGCACAGGAGGGCTACATCATGCTGATTGAAAAGAAAAATGTCGCAGAGCTTCTTCCTGCTGATTACAATCCTCGAAAAGATCTAAAGCCCGGCGATAAAGAATATGAAAAATTGAAGCGCTCCATTGAACAGTTTGGCTATGTAGAACCAGTCATCTGGAATGTCACCACCTCTCGTGTCGTTGGTGGACACCAGAGATTAAAGGTTCTCATCGACATGGGCATCACGGAAGTGGAATGTGTCATTGTTGAAATGGACGAGGACAAAGAGAAAGCACTGAATGTTGCTCTCAACAAAATCAGTGGTGAATGGGATAACGACAAATTAGCCCTTCTTATCGCTGACCTGCAAGATGCTGATTTTGACGTCTCCCTCACCGGATTTGAGCCGGAAGAGCTTGAAGATCTGTTTCGTGAAGATACGAAAAAAGGTGTACAGGATGACAATTTCGATGTGGATGCTGAGCTTGCAAAACCGACCCTATCTAAGACCGGTGACCTGTGGCTCCTTGGTGATCATCGTCTTGTCTGTGATGATTCCACAAAGCCTGAAACCTACGAACTTCTGATGAACGGAAAGAAGGCAAATCTGGTCGTGACCGATCCTCCGTACAATGTCAACTATGAAGGCAGCGCCGGTAAGATTAAGAACGACAATATGGAAAACGACGCTTTCTATCAGTTCCTACTTGATTCCTATACTCGCATGTACGAATCGATGGCAGATGATGCTTCTATATATGTTTTTCACGCAGATACGGAAGGTCTTAACTTCCGCAGAGCCTTTGCAGATGCTGGTTTTTATCTCTCCGGCTGCTGCATCTGGAAAAAGCAATCGCTTGTCCTCGGACGCAGTCCTTACCAATGGATGCATGAGCCTTGTCTCTTTGGATGGAAAAAATCCGGCAAGCATCAGTGGTATACCGGCCGAAAAGAAACGACCATCTGGGAATTTGATAAGCCTAAGAAAAATGGTGATCACCCGACAATGAAGCCTATCCCTCTTCTGGCCTATCCGATTATGAATTCCAGCATGACTAACTCACTGATCCTCGATCCGTTTGGCGGTTCCGGCAGCACGCTCATCGCCTGTGAACAAACCGGTCGTATCTGCTACACCATAGAGCTGGATGAAAAGTTCTGCGATGTTATCGTCAAACGCTACATCGAACAGATCGGTTCCTCTGAGAAGGTTTACGTCATCCGTGATGGATTAACCTATTCCTACGAAGAAATTGCTCCGGAAGCTGAGGATGCCACTCTTTTGTAAGTAGGTAATGTACACAATCCAGAAGGCACATATTTGTCGATGTTTTTCTCCAATATCGCTTGCTATTATGTGCCTTTAGAGTGATATATGTACTACCAAAACAAAGGAGGACACCTACATGAACATTATTTTAAGCGAATCCGAAAGAAAGCCGCTGGCAACTCTGCTTGGCGAGTACAAGAACACAAAACCGCTTTATCTGAGAGCTCCTTCCTACGGCTATCAGATTGGAGATCTTCTCTTGACACGAGAAGGAAACATCGAAGGTCCGGACACTATGAGCCAAGCTGAATTTGACAAATTGCTTGCTCTCTTGGCTGCAAACGGCTACTGCCCGAAAGAAACAGATTTTCACCCGGCTCAGAAACCAGAAGCTGAAGCCGCTCCTACAGAAGAAACCGGACTTACCATTACCATTCCACTTGAGAATGTCAATGTTGAAAACCTCACCAACCTTCTGGATGCCAAGGGCTTTCTCATCAAGCATGCCCTGCACATCGATGATCTTCGCTTCGAACTAAATGAAGACAGCATTTCCTTTCCTTGGTTCTCAGAACTTCCTGCATCGGATGAAATCCATGCCTACAGCACATTGATTGCGGCTCTTTGCAAAATGAGTAAAGAGCAGAAGCGCATTAGCACTACTGAAAAGCCAGTAGACAACGAACGCTACGCTTTCCGCTGCTTCCTTCTTCGCCTCGGATTCATCGGCGATGAGTACAAAACAGACCGCAAGATCCTGATGAGATATCTTCCGGGCAACAGTGCATTCAAAGGAGGTGAAGGCCTTGCAATTTCCAAGTAAGAAACAGGTGGCCCGCCAGCGCCGCCTTTATCCGGCTGGCACCCGTGTAGAACTTGTCCAGATGGACGACGCACAGGCCCCTCCAGTTGGCACACTTGGCACTGTCATCGATGTCGACGATACCGGCAGTATCATGGTGGATTGGGATAACGGATCTGGGTTAAACATAATATATGGCGTAGATATCATAAGGAAGGTGGTGCTATAAATGGGATGCTTTAGTTGGATGTATGCAGATACGAACAATCGACATCCACTGTTAATTGGAGAATCCGCATACGTGATTACTCCCGATGGAAGCAACATATTCGAATCTTGTTATTCTGGATATGGAGTTTTTGAAGGGAACGACATCTACGAACTTGTTGTTGATTGGAACCGAAATTTTATCAAAAAGATTTTCACTGAAAGATGCATTTCTTTCTTACACTTTTCTGCTTCAGAGTATGCATACGCTATTTTAAAAGGTGATTTAGAAGCTCAAATCTTTCTAAAGAATCATCTATGCTCTGAAAATTACTATATAAAGGAATGGAAGCGTGAACTAGGCATTTTACTTGCATGTTATGATACGGATAATAAGTCGCTTCCGTTTCCAATAAAAATAGCCCGTTCAGACGAGCTTTCCTATTCAGAACTTCCTGCAAGTAACAGTGACCCCGGTCAAGGATTTGGATGGTGTTAAGATGAACAAAAATAATTATTTACAAATTAATAGCTATTTTGAAAATATGATAAAGCGATGCTCGCCAATCCCAATCGATTCAACAGAGACTTTTTCTAACCAATTCCCATATAATCGAGCACAGATAGCAGCTTATCAAGATTGGATAAATTTTAATGCCAATTCCAGTAACTATTACGAATGTGACGATTTGCCTTGGGATGATGAAATCTCTGATTATGTAGAAACTATCAAGGATGCAGGAATATATGAATTTGCTGTTACTGACCATAGTTCAAATCTCATGAATGGACTACATTCTTTCAGTAAATGTAACTATAAAATTATATCAACATGCGATGTAATACATATTGAAAAAAGATGGAACGGAGTGCAAAAGACAGTCAGACAAGGTATTTTGTTGCGCTTAAATGATTCTATCTCCGACTAACACACAGATTTTCCTACAGATATTTGTGTACTATATAGCTCAAATCGACTTGCTATTATGTGCTTTTAGAGTGATATATAGTACTACCAAAACGGAAAACACATTTTTAGAAGGAACCTACCATGAAAGAAATCAGAACATTTGAAGTAGCCATTAAGCAGAATGCAAAGAGCCTTGAGGAACTCGGAATCAACGCAACCTTATTCTGGGCATACAGGACCAGCAAGGAAACCGGAAACAAGCTCATCGACTTCAACGAGGTCATTTGGGATTACGACATTGTAGAAATTGCTCAGACCTTAAGAGCCAACGGTATTACCGAATTTACCATCAGCTCCACCTTTTCAAGCCTCATCGAAACCCTCGCAGCCTTCGAGGCGCAAGGAATCAGCATGGCAGGCCTTACCACAGTAAAAGCCCGCTACACCGATTGGAAGACTGGCGAGCATGCCATCATCCCTGCAATCAAAATGACGGTAAAGGAGGCATAAACCATGTGGAAAGAAGGAACAATCGGAATTCCAAAGAAAGACGGCGGATACAAAAGCGTAAAATACTGGGTCAAGCATTTTGATGAGCCAAACGAAGATTACGGCATCAACGGTGGTAAAATTTCAAAACTCAGCTTGAAGATGGATGGTGAGTGGATTGCCAACTACGACAGAGGCTGGGATATCGAGCCTACCTGCGAAGAAGCCAATCTTGCACTTAGCATCCTGCTGAACGAATTAAACTAAATCACCTGAAGAGAATATCAGGCAGGACGGTCCCGGACGGGACTGTTCCTCGTTATAGACGTCGCCACCTGGTGACTATTTTTATTTCTGCGAAAGGAGGCGCATACATTTGCGTAAACTTGAAAACTACACACCGACACGCTTTATGGCTGCGGACTCCAGCTACAATAAACAGATGGCGGATTACGCAGTCAATTTTATTGAATGTCTCTGCCACACCAAAGGCACATGGGCAGGTAAGCCATTTGAGCTCATCGACTGGCAGGAACAGATTATAAGAGATATCTTTGGCACTTTGAAACCGAACGGCTATCGACAGTTTAACACTGCCTATGTGGAAATTCCTAAGAAAATGGGTAAGTCAGAGCTTGCTGCTGCCGTTGCCCTACTCCTTACCTGCGGTGATGGCGAAGAACGTGCCGAAGTTTATGGCTGTGCAGCTGACCGCCAGCAGGCAACCATCGTATTTGATGTTGCTGCCGATATGGTGCGTATGTGTCCTGCACTGAATCGGCGAGTAAAAATTCTCGCTTCCCAGAAGCGTATTGTCTACCAACCGACCAACAGCTTCTATCAGGTATTGTCCGCTGAGGCTTACTCGAAGCATGGTTTCAATATTCATGGCGTTGTATTCGATGAGCTACATACTCAGCCCAACCGAAAGCTCTTTGATGTTATGACTAAGGGCTCCGGAGACGCCAGGATGCAGCCGCTTTACTTCCTTATCACAACCGCCGGAACAGATACCAACAGCATCTGCTATGAAACACATCAGAAGGCCAAGGACATCTTGGAAGGCAGAAAGATAGATCCAACTTTCTATCCTGTCATCTATGGCGCCAATGAAGCCGATGACTGGACAGATCCGGAGGTTTGGAAGAAAGCAAATCCTTCTCTTGGTATCACGGTCGGCATTGACAAGGTTGAAGCTGCCTGTGAATCTGCAAAACAGAACCCCGGCGAGGAGAATTCCTTCAGACAGCTACGACTTAACCAGTGGGTCAAGCAGGCAGTTCGTTGGATGCCAATGGAGAAATGGGATGCCTGCTCGTTCAAGGTTAATGAAGAATCCTTAGAGGGCCGTGTCTGCTACGGTGGTCTGGATCTTTCCTCCACTACGGATATTACAGCTTTCGTGCTGGTATTTCCTCCGCTGGATGAGGATGATAAGTTCTGTATCTTACCATATTTCTGGATACCTGAAGATACGCTAGATCTTCGAGTAAGACGAGACCATGTTCCTTACGACGTCTGGGAACGTCAAGGCTTTCTGGAAACCACAGAAGGAAATGTTGTCCACTACGGCTACATCGAAAAATTCATCGAGCGCCTTGGAGAACGATTCAACATTAGAGAAATTGCCTTTGACCGCTGGGGAGCTGTTCAGATGGTTCAGAACCTTGAAGGCATGGGCTTTACTGTTGTTCCGTTCGGTCAGGGATTTAAGGATATGTCCCCACCGACAAAAGAGCTCATGAAGCTGACGCTGGAGCAAAAGCTGGCTCACGGTGGTCATCCGGTGCTTCGATGGATGATGGACAACATTTATATCCGCACTGATCCGGCAGGAAATATAAAGGCAGACAAAGAAAAGTCCACAGAGAAAATCGACGGAGCTGTTGCCACCATCATGGGGCTTGACCGTGCGATCCGCTGTGGAAACAATACCGGTGCTTCTGTCTACGATGAAAGAGGCATTTTATTCATATAAAAATGGAGCCCTTGTTTTTACACCAAAAGCTCCATTACTGTTTATTTATTTGAATTTACGATTCCTTCAATATCACGGCCACCGTAGAATATTCGAGCTACTGTAACTGCCCTTTCCTCGTCATCAACAAGGTAGTACACAATAAAGTTGTCTACCGGAAGCTGATGCATTTTCATCGAATGCCAAGGCTCCCAGTCAACTAACGCATAACGAGCTGGCATGAAATCCAATGAACGAACCTCTTTTCGGATGCGGCCCAGCTGAGCGGTAGCAGTTTCTGGAACAAGGAGTTCATTCGCAATGTATGAATAGATTTCACGTAAGTCATCAAGTGCATCTACAGAATAGCCGACCTTATAGCTATCTGTCATATGCCAAACTCCTTTGCAAGTGCCGCATCGACTTCATCTGCAGAATATACCTTTCCTGCTTTGATGGAATCAACACCCTTCTGAAGTTCTGCATCAAGCTGTTCTCTGGTCATTGCACCAACAGCTAATGGCTTAGAAGAAGGAAGTTTCAGTTCAAACGGCATACCCTTTTTCAGTACAATTTGACTATAAAGCATCTGAATTGCACTGGATGGAGAAATGCCAAGCTGAGAAAGAATACTCTCAGCATTATCCTTGAGATTGGTATCTATTCTTGCATAAACAGCGGATGTATTTGCCATAGTATCGCCTCCTTTTTCTTTATTATATTCGTTTTTGCTTGCGATTGCAAGCATTTGCATAGATTATTTTATGACGAAACTTTGAATTTTATACGCCCTTTGCGGCAGAAAGGAATATTTATGGGATTCTTATCAGGACTGTTTCACTCAAGAGACAAGCCCACCAACAGTACAAACGGCAGTGCCTACCGCTTTCTCTTTGGTGGAAGCAACTCCGGCAAAGCCGTCAATGAAAGAAGCGCCATGCAGATGACCGCAGTTTATGCCTGCGTCAGGATTCTTTCCGAGTCCATCGCTGGACTTCCGGTCCATGTCTATAAATACACGGACTCTGACAGCAAAGAAAAAGCTATCAAGCACCCACTATATCGATTAATACATGATGAGCCAAATCCGGAAATGACATCCTTTGTCTTCCGGGAAACTTTGATGACACATCTGCTTCTTTATGGAAATGCCTATGCACAAATTATACGAAACGGCAAAGGCGAAGTAATCGCACTCTATCCGCTAATGGCCAATCGAATGAGTGTGGATCGTGACGATAAAGGGCATCTCTACTACCAATATCAAATGCAAGATTCCGATGCACCAACTATGAAAAATGGAACAGTCATCCTGAAGCCATCGGATGTACTCCACATTCCAGGCCTTGGCTTTGACGGTCTGGTCGGTTACTCTCCTATTGCTATGGCTAAAAACGCTATCGGTCTTGCAATTGCGACCGAGGAATATGGTGCTAAGTTCTTTGCAAACGGTGCCACACCGGGAGGCATTCTGGAATATCCCGGCACCGTAAAAAATCCGGAAGCTGTCAGAGAAAGCTGGACCAAAGGCTTCTCTGGAAACAACTCTCATAAGGTAGCTGTTTTGGAAGAAGGCATGAAATACACGCCTATCTCCATCTCACCAAATGAAGCACAGTTTCTGGAAACAAGAAAATTTCAGATTGATGAAATAGCTCGAATCTTCAGGGTGCCACCTCATATGGTCGGTGATCTGGAAAAGTCGAGCTTTTCTAATATTGAGCAGCAATCTCTCGAATTTGTGAAGTACACCTTGGAGCCTTGGATTGTCCGTTGGGAGCAGTCCATTAACCGATCCCTTCTATCTGAATCAGAGAAGACTGCTTATTTTGTAAAGTTCAATGTCGACGGTCTCTTGCGAGGTGATTATCAAAGCCGAATGAACGGTTACGCCACTGCAAGACAGAATGGCTGGATGTCTGCAAACGATATCCGTGAACTTGAAAACCTAGACCTCATCCCACCGGAACTTGGTGGTGACTTATATCTCATCAATGGAAACATGACCAAGCTGGAGGATGCAGGAATATTCGCAGCAACCACTGCTGACGGAAAGGAGGACGAGAACGATGAAGAAGTTCTGGAAGTGGAAGAATCAGACGGTGACCAATCAGGAGACACAGGAACAGACACTGGAGAGGACACTGTTTCTAAACGGCACCATCGCAGAGGAAAGCTGGTTTGATGACGATATCACACCTAAGCTCTTTCGAGATGAGCTGTTTGCTGGAAACGGAGATATCACCATTTGGATTAACTCTCCGGGAGGCGACTGCGTGGCTGCAGCTCAGATTTACAACATGATGATGGAATATCCCGGCAATGTCACCGTGAAGATTGATGGCATCGCAGCCTCCGCTGCATCTGTCATCGCTATGGCAGGTACAAAGGTGCTGGTATCACCAGTTTCCATGCTTATGATTCATAATCCGATGACTGCAGCTATGGGAGATACATCTGAAATGCAAAAAGCTATCGCCATGCTGGATGAAGTCAAGGAGTCCATCATTAACGCCTATGAAATTAAAACAGGCATGAGCCGTGCCAAGCTCTCTCATCTCATGGATGCAGAAACCTGGATGGATGCACACACAGCTATCGATATGGGTTTTGCCGACGGAATCCTGGCAAGGCCTGCAGAAACACATGTAGAAAATAATGCGACTGGCCCGATGCTCTTCTCTCGTGCAGCGGTGACCAATTCTCTTATGGATAAATTGGCTGCAAAGTGCCGCATTAAGAAGCCTGAAACACTGGAACGCTCTGTGGATTCTCTTATGGAGCGTCTTGACCTAATCAAACAATACATTTAATGGAGGTATTCAACTATGACTATTTTAGAACTGCGTGAAAAGCGCAATACAGCGTGGAATGCTGCAAAGGCATTTCTCGATTCTCACCGTACTGAAAAAGGTACTCTTACCGCCGAGGACGATGCTACTTATTCCAGAATGGAACAGGAAATCGCCGATCTTGGTAAGGAAATTGCTCGTCTTGAAAGACAAGAAACATTGGAGGCCGAGCTTAATAAGCCGGTAAACAAGCCTCTCACTTCTAAGCCGGGGAATTCTGCCACCGATAAACCTGTAAAAACTGGTCGTGCTTCTGATGAATACAAGAATGGTATGCTTCAGGCACTCCGCACCAACTTCCGTCAGGTATCTAATATTTTACAGGAAGGTGTTGATGCCGATGGTGGCTACCTTGTGCCGGAGGAATATGACAGTCGTTTGATTGATGTCCTTACCGAAGAAAACATCATGAGAAGTCTTGGACACACTATCACGACTTCCGGCGAGCATAAGATCAACATCGCTGCTACGAAACCTGCGGCTGCATGGATTGAGGAAGGTGGCGCGCTTCAGTTCTCTAATGCGACCTTCAGCCAGATCCTTTTGGATGCCCACAAGCTCCATGTGGCAATCAAGGTGACGGAGGAGCTTCTCTACGACAATGCGTTCGGTCTGGAAAACTATATCATCACCCAGTTCGGTAAGGCCCTCGCCAATGCCGAAGAGGATGCATTCCTCAACGGTGACGGTTCCGGCAAACCGACCGGCCTTTTCGCTGCGACTGGCGGCGGTACGGTAGCAGGTACGCTTTCTGCTGCGATCAAGTCTGATGATATACTTGACCTGGTATACGCTCTTAAGCGTCCGTATCGCAAGAACGCAAGTTTCATCATGAATGATAAAACGTTGGCACAGCTCCGCAAGCTGAAGGACAACAATGGTGCATACATCTGGCAGCCATCTTATCAGACCGGTGAACCAGATAAGGTACTTGGCTATGCCGTTCACACCTCTGCGTATGCACCGGAGAATGCTATCGCTTTCGGTGATTACAGCTATTACAACATTGGTGATCGTGGTACTCGCTCCTTCAAGCAGCTCACCGAGCTCTTTGCAGGCAATGGTATGATTGGCTATGTAGCAAAGGAACGTGTCGATGGCAAGCTGATTCTTCCGGAAGCAGTACAGATTTTGAAACTCAGTGGTTCTTCTAAGGGCTAAGCATGAAAGGTAGCGTCTTCTTTTATGAGGCGCTGCCTTCCTTTTATGATTGGAGGCGATAAACGATGATTGTCACTTTAGAAGAAATGAAACAGTATCTCCGAGTAGATTTTGACGATGACGATTCCCTTATTAAAACACTCATCACATCGGCTACACGCCTCTGCATGGATATCACAAGGCAGAATGAAGATGTCTTTGAAAAAAGTGAGAATGCAAAGCCTGCTGTCTATTATGCGGTAGCCTATCTCTACGAACACCGTGAGGAAGCTGACCATCATACTCTTACAATGACTTTGCGCTCTCTTCTCTTTGGTTCCAGAAAGGAGGCCTTCTGATGAATATTGAGCTACTCAATGTCCGCATCTACATTCAGAAGAATGAAATTATCTCTGATTCAATTGGAAATCGAAAGAACACCTGGAAAGATTATTACACCTGCTATGCCACCGTTAGCGCGGAAGCAGGAAAGGAATCCACCGATGCCGGTCTTATAGTCGACGATTCTAAGATTGATTTCACGATCCGTTACTGCAAGAAGGCTGCTGCCCTCACCTCAACTGGATACCGGGTGCAATTTGGAAGCGAACTATATGACATTTTGGCAGTAGACCATATGAATTTTAAGCGAAAATGTATCAAACTCTCCTGCCAGAAAGTGAGGCGGTGAACATGGCCCAGAAAGTAAAAATTGATGGTCTTGCCGATGCTGTTATGAAGGAACTGACCGAATATGCAGACCTTGCAACGGTTGATATGAAGGCTGCTGTCAAAAAAGCCGGTAACACGGTAAAAAAGCAGATACAAGGTTCCGCTCCCAAGGATACCGGCGCCTACAGCAAGAGCTGGTCTGTAAAGAACACAAAGGAAACTTCCAAATCGCTGGAGGTCACTGTATATTCCAGAAATCGTTATCAGTTAGCTCACCTTCTGGAATTTGGTCACGCTAAGCGTGGCGGTGGTCGTGTAGCCGGTCGTTCCCACATTGCCCCTGCAGAGGAAGCTGGTATCAAAGAACTGGAATCTGAGATTGAGAGGTGTCTGAAAAATGGATAGATTACTGCAAATCCTATCGGAGATGGCCCTTCCCTTTGCCTATGACCACTTTACTGAAGGAGAATCGCCAAATCCACCATTCATCTGCTACCTGCTTCCGGGAAGCGATAACTTCTCCGCAGATGGCCGTGTCTATTACAAAATCAATGAGGTCCATATCGAGCTCTACTGTGATAGCAAGGACCCGGCATTGGAAGCAACACTGGAAGCTGTGCTTGATGAGCACGGCATTTTTTATAGCAAAACAGAGGTCTGGATTGAGAGCGAGAAGCTCTATGAAGTCCTCTACACATTTGAAATGGAGGTTTAATCAACATGGGTAATAAAGTCAAATATAACCTGAAAAAGGTTCATGCCGCCAAGCTCACTCGTGGCGAGGACGGCTCATTTACCTACGCTAAGCCAAAAGCTATCCCCGGCGCAGTCAGTATCAGCTTAGATGCCGAGGGTGATAGCTCGCCGTTCTATGCCGACGGTATTGTATATTTCCGCTCCACTGCAAACAACGGTTACAGCGGCGATTTGGAAATTGCACTTATCCCAGAATGGTTCCGCACAGAAATCCTAAAGGAAGAACTGGACACCAACGGTGTTCTCATCGAACGAGCAGATATTACCGAACTTGAGAAGTTCGCATTGCTCTTTGAGTTTGATGGTGATGTCAGAAGTATTCGCCACGTGCTCTACAACTGCACTTCCTCTCGTCCGTCCATCGAATCTGAGACTAAAGAGGATACCATCGAGCCGGGAAAAGAAAAACTCACGCTTACTGCTGATCCTAGAGAAGATGGTCTTGTAAAAAGTCGTACCGGTGATGATACAGACGCAGAAACCTATAAGAATTGGTACCAGCAGGTCTATGTTCCGGTACCACAGACAGAAGGATAAGGAGGATGTAAAACATGTTAGAAAAAGCAATTGCTATTGGTGATAAGCAAGTCAAATTTCGCTCCTCCGCCACCATCCCCAGACTCTATCGTGTGAAATTCAAGCGTGATATCTTCAAAGATCTCTCACGTCTTGAATCTTCCTATAGGGGTAAATCGGAGGATGGTTCTTCCTTTGAGATTGAGGATTTGGAAATTTTCGAGAATGTGGCCTACATCATGGCCTACCATGCAGACCACAGTATTCCGTCAACCATCGAGGACTGGCTAGATGAATTCGAGATGTTCTCCATCTATGAGGTGCTTCCTGAAATTCTCGAACTCTGGGGCATGAACCTTCAGACAGAAATTGAATCTAAAAAAAACTTCATCGCAGTAGCCGGGAAATGACCACACCGTTGTTTCTCCTGCGTTGTATTGAAATCGGTATCTCTATCAGAGACCTTAACCTTTTAACCATTGGAATGGTGATGGACATTTGGACAGAAAAAGCAAATGACGATGTGAAATACCAGCAAATCGCAACACAGGAGGACTTCGACAAATTCTAAGGAGGTGACGTACAAGTGACAAATCGAATCAAAGGTATCACTGTTGAAATCGGTGGCGATACGACTGGCCTAGATAAAGCCTTAAAGACGGTCAATACTTCAATCCGCTCTACCCAGTCTGCCCTGAAGGACGTCAACCGCCTCTTGAAGCTGGACCCTTCCAATACGGAATTACTCTCTCAAAAGCAAAGACTCTTGAAAGATGCCATCGCAGCCACAAAGGAAAAGCTGGATTCACTCAAGGTAGCACAGGAGCAGGCCAAGCAACAGTTGGAAAATGGCGAACTCGGTCAGGACAAATATGACGCTCTCCAGCGTGAAATCGTAGAGACCGAGGAAGAATTACGACGCCTGCAGCAAGAAGCTGCCACTACAAACACTGCGCTTTCTAAAATAGATGTGGCTGGTCAAAAGATGGAGACCGTCGGTAATTCCATCGCTGGTGCCGGTAAAAAGATGATGGGCGTGACCACCGTAATTGGTGGTGTCGGTGTCGCCGCAGTAAAAACAGCAGCTGACTTTGACTCTGCAATGAGTCAGGTAGCTGCTGTTTCTGGTGCTACAGGTAAGGACTTTGATGCTCTCAGAAATAAAGCCCGTGAAATGGGTGCTAAAACTAAGTTCTCTGCAACAGAAGCCGCAGATGCTATGAACTACATGGCGATGGCCGGTTGGAAAACGGAAGATATGCTGGATGGTATCGAGGGTGTCATGAACCTTGCTGCTGCCTCTGGTGAGGACTTAGCAACCACTTCTGACATCGTAACTGATGCCTTGACTGCCTTCGGACTATCCGCAAAGGACTCCGGTCATTTTGCAGACATCCTTGCCGCAGCATCTTCTAATGCAAATACGAATGTATCCATGATGGGTGAAACCTTCAAATACTGTGCTCCTATCGCTGGTGCACTTGGTTTCTCCGCTGAGGATACTGCGGAAGCCATCGGTCTTATGGCCAATGCCGGTATCAAGTCTTCTCAGGCTGGTACCGCCCTTCGTACTATTATGAACAACCTTGCTGGTGATGTAAAAATCAGTGGTAAGGCCATCGGAGATGTCACTATCGCCACTACCAACGCAGATGGTTCCATGCGTGACCTTTCTGATATTTTAGCAGACTGTCGTTCTGCTTTTGGAAACTTAACAGAATCCGAAAAAGCACAAGCCGCTGAATCACTCGTCGGCAAGAATGCCATGTCCGGCTTCCTTGCTCTGATGAATGCTGGCCAAGGCGATATTGATAAGCTCTCCTCTGCAATTGACACCTGTGACGGATCAGCTGAAAAAATGGCTATGACTATGCAGGATAATCTTGCTGGTCAGCTTACTATCTTAAAGTCTCAGCTTCAGGAGCTTGCCATATCTTTTGGCGATATCTTAATGCCTGCCATCCGCTCCATCGTATCGAAATTGCAAGGTTTCGTAGATAAACTTAACGGAATGGATGAAGGCACCAAGAGAACCATTGTTACCATTGCTCTTTTGGTCGCCTCAATCGGTCCATTGCTTGTCATCATCGGTACAGCCATCTCGAAAATTGGTGTGGCTATGCAGGGCTTTGTGAAGCTGGCAAATGGTATTAGTAAATTGAAGATCGCCATTCAAGGTGGAACCGGCGTTCTTGGAAAACTCGGTGCTGCACTTGGTGGCATCTCTGCGCCCGTGTTGGCTGTTGTTGCTGTTATTGCCGTTTTGATAGCTACCTTTGTTCACCTTTGGAAAACCAATGAAGGCTTCCGGGATGCAATTATCGAGACTTGGAACCGTATCAAAGATACTATCTCCGGTTTTTGTCAGGGTATTGTTGACAGGCTAAATGCTCTGGGATTTCAGTTCACTGATATCGTGGATGTTCTAAAGACTGTATGGGATGGTTTTTGTCAGGTTCTCGCTCCAATCTTTGAAGGAGTATTTAACAACATTGCAAATATTCTCTCCACAGTAACTGGTGTAATCACCGGCATTCTGGATGTTTTTATCGGCATCTTTACTGGGAATTGGTCACAGGCGTGGACTGGTGTAAAGGAAATATTTTCTTCTATCTGGATCGGAATCAGTAGCTTCTTTACCAACATTCTCAATGTTATCAAGGGCGTTGCAGATGTCGTCCTTGGATGGTTTGGTACTAGCTGGAATGAAGTCTGGACGAACATCAAGACTTTCTTTGAAGGCATCTGGAATGGTATTGCTACATTCTTTACCACCATTTGGGAGACGCTGAAAAATGTCGTAACCGTCGGTATCATGGCGATAGGTTCCATTTTAAGTGCTGCTTTTGATATTATTACACTTCCATTTCGCTTTATCTGGGAGAACTGCAAAGAAATTATTATCTCAGTCTGGGATGCTATTAAATCCAAGGTGACGACTGTCATTCATGCAGTGGCATCTGTGATCAGCACTGTGATGAACGCCATCAAGACGGTATTTTCTACTGTGTGGAATGCGATAAAGACAGTGGTGACCACAGTAGTAAATGCCATCAAGTCTGTCGTAACGACTGTGTTCAATGCCATAAAAAGCACAGCAACCACCGTATGGAATGCCATAAAAACCGCTGTCACGACTCCGGTTAACGCCATCAAAAGCACCGTTACAACAGTATTTAATTCTGTAAAGAGTACTGTAACCAGAATTTTCAACGGAATCAAATCAACTGCTACTTCCGTGTGGAACGGAATAAAAACTGCTATTACAACGCCTATCGAGGCCGCAAAAAACAAGGTCAAAAGCGTGGTTGATGCCATCAAGGGATTTTTCTCCGGCATGAAGATTTCTCTTCCGCACATCAAGCTACCACATTTCAAAGTGAGTGGCAAACTGTCCATCGCTCCACCTTCTGTACCACATCTTTCTATTGATTGGTACAAGGAAGGCGGCATCATGACTAGCCCTACTATCTTTGGAATGAACGGATCTTCTTTGATGGCTGGAGGTGAAGCCGGTGCAGAAGCTATCCTTCCTCTCGCCGGTTTCTACAAACAGCTGGAAGCGATGATTTCCAGTCATCTCAATACCAGTGCAATGGAAAAATATCTGGCGGTCATTGCTGATAATTCCAGTAAGGGCATCTACCTTGAGGACGGTACACTTGTTGGCCATCTGCTCCCGGCAATCGACGGTGAGCTCGGCAAAGCTCAAAAGTTACAAAGGAGGCTCAGTCTATGACCCCTGATATTAAATTAAACGGAACATCAGTCGCTTCTATGGGCTGGCTCCGAGAAACTGTCTCTTTTCCAGTGCCACAGTCGCAATCCAATACAATTGTGGTGCCAGGAAGGAACTCTCCCATTCGTTATACAGAAGCTCTGGGGCGTGTATCTTATCAGCCTCGGAGCTTTTCTTTAACGTTTTCCATGCTTGGAACAAGAAAGAGATATGATCAGATGGTCGCTGAAATAGCAAACCGCTATGCTGGTCAGCTCATAAAAGTATCGACCAGCGAGGAACCAGAGCTATATACTATTGGTACTTTAGAGGTTTCATCTGAATATGATCCACTCTCAGGTAAAGGCCAGCTCGTGATTTCCTGTGAAGATGCAGATTCCTATCGTTACCATAATGAAGAGACTATCGTTAATCTGACCGGTTCCGGTACGCTCATTATCGAAAATGACTTTATGCCTGTTGTTCCTGTTATTACAACCTCAGCAGAAACAGCTCTCAGCTGGACAATCGGCGGTGATTCTTTCAGAAAGTCACTCAGTGCAGGTACGTGGACACTTCCGGAATTTGAATTACAAGCTGGCAGAAATACAGTCACAATCCAAGGAACCGGCACCACGACCTTTCGATTTAGGGAGGGCCGCCTATGAGTATCTTTCGTATTTTCGTAGACGGTCAGCTATTCTATCATCCACAGTTATCTCAGCTTGCTATTACAGAAGCAAAGCTGACCGAAGATGCAGAAAACATCGACAGCCTGACACTGTCCGCTCCATTTAATCATCCGTATTTGGATTCCATCCACCCGATGGCTTCCACTATTGTTTGCAAAAAAGGCGATGCAACAGTCTTTGAAGGTCGTGCCTTAAACGACGGTAGTGATTTTTATAATACCCACACTTGGACCTGCGAATCAGCTCTGGCATATCTCAAAGATAGTCTGCAACCGCCATTCTCCTATAAAGGAACACTCAAAGGTCTGTTGGAATATTTTCTCTCTGTCCACAATAAGGCAGTCGAAGAAAAGAAGCGTTTCAAGCTGGGGAATATTACAGTTACAGATAACAATGACTATATCAGCTATAGCAACTCCGAATATTCCTGCACTTTGGATGCTATCAAAAGTAAGCTGATCAATACACATGGTGGTTATTTGATGGTCCGCTATACAGAATCCGAAAAATTTCTGGACTACCTTGCAGAGTTCAATACTCGTTCTGTGCAATCTGTGGAATATGGAAAGAACCTCACAGATGTTAAAATCACCCGTGATCATACCGAACGCATCACTGCTCTGATTCCACTTGGAGCAAAGAAAAAGACCACTGATGAAGAAGGAAACGAAGTCGAGTCCGATGAACGTGTTGATATCACTTCTGTAAACGACGGGCTAAATTATATCTATGACGATACTGCTGTAAAAGAAATCGGCTGGATCTGGGCCACAGAAGTCTGGGATGATGTCACGCTTCCGGGAAATCTGCTCCGCAAAGCAAAGGCTCGTCTTGCAGAGCTTATTGCCGGTATCACCAGCATGGAACTGACCATCGTAGATGAATCAGACACCGGTGCTGATATCGGAAGTATTCATGCCAGACAGTTTGTGAACTGCTTATCTCCGCCTCATGGCATTGATGGACGCTACGCCTGCATGAGCAAGACTGTAGATTACTTGAATCCGTCTGGGAACACCATAACCATTGGAGCCAGCGGTATCAAGCTGACTTCCATATCCGCCAAACAGAATGAAAACCTCTCTGCTATCGAGGATGAGCTACTCGGACAGACTGCCACCATTGAAGGTATCTCTGGCAAGATCGACAACATTGCATCCTCCAAAATGTATCGCACAGAGCTTATTGTTGATGGTGTCAGTATTTTTAAGGACAAGGGCCAGAACAGTCGGCTTTTCTGCAAGGTCTATTCATGGGATAAAGATATCACGGCATCACTTCCAGATACAGCTTTCGTCTGGCATAGAAAGTCTGGAAATGACGAGACCGATGTCATATGGGATTCAAATCATATCGGAATAAAATCAATCATCGTAACCACAGAGGATGTGCAAGACAACGCATCCTTCTACTGTGAAGTATCTATATAAAGGAGGGCCAGTAAATGCCTACAATCTTAACTTCCAGCCAGCAGACGTTCGTGGATATTACAGACCAACGAAAGCTGTCGGCTTATATTACATCCAATCTGCCTAAGACGCAGAGTGAGGACCCAAATGTGTTGCCTCACACCTATGCACCAAGCTGGGCCAGCACCAATCTTACACTGACACCAGTCGTATTCCTTGATCAGACGAACGTAGCTCTGAACGCCTCCGGCTTGACCATCACTTGGAAACGCAAAGACGGTAGCGGCGCTGAAACCGCACTAAATTCGAATGAGAAAGTTGCCGGAGGGATTCTGAAAGTCAACAGCAATGTGCTGGCTTCCTCGTCCACCGGTATGATTACTTACATTTGTTATATCAGCTACTACGATTCTGAGACCAAGAACACAGTCAATATCACCTCGGATATCACTTACACCCTGGTACGAAATGCCGAGAATGCAAAACTCGCTTATGTGACTGCTGACACCTATGTATTCAAATACAACACTTCCTCTGTATTGGTCGGAGCATTACAGGCAACACTGAGCGCTCAGGTACAGGGTGTTTCCATTTCCAAGTGGCAGTACAAAAACAGCTCTGGTGCATGGGCCGATTATCCGACCACTTCTGACAATACCAGCATCACCGGTGGAACTCTCGTAGTAAAACCTGCACATGCTGTATTCATCGATAACGTCGCTCAAATCAAGCTACTTACAGATGACGCAGATGTCTATGACACCATTTCAATTACCAAGATGTATGACGGTAGTAAGGGATCTCCTGGTTCTCCGGGTGCAGCCGGAACAGGTGGTCTTTCGATTATTCTGGGGAATGAAGCACAAACGATTGCTTGCTCTGCTATCGGTGCAGCAACTGCTGCACTGGATATCACGATTCCTTTCACCGGCTATGTTGGAATCACACAGACAGCCTGCACCTGTTCAGTTGGAACGTTGCCTTCTGGTATGACACTGAAAACTAACACTGCGGCAACTGCCTCTGCTGCTGGCTCCGTCGTCCTTACAGTTGCTGCATCTGCTACCCTTGGTGGAGAAAGCGTGGTTAATGGAACGGTTGATTTGACCTTTACCATTTCCGGTAAAACTCTTGTGAAGAAATTTACATGGGCTAAGTCCACCAGAGGAAGTAATGGCACCAGCGCTGTTGTATTCTCTGTTTATGCTCCAAACGGCACCATCGTTATGAATCAGTCTGGTAGCTTATCTCTTGCCACCTCTGCTTATTCTGGTACGACTGCCATCACAAATGCCACCTATCAGTGGGCAAAATATACTGCTGGAAAATGGACAAATATTTCCGGCGCAACTTCTTCTACTCTGACGGTATCCGGAAGTGATATTGTGAATATCCAGTCTTATCGATGCACAATGACCTATAGTGGTAAATCTTATGTAGATGTTATCACTGTCGAAGATAAATCCGATCCGTATGTATCGGAGCTTCTTTCTATTGGAGGTTTCACAGTAAAGAATAATCAGGGCGGTGTCTGCCCATACGTTATCGTCCGTACAAATCAGCAGGAAGTGGATGGGCTTCTCGGTCCAATCAGCGAGACGGCTCCTTCTAACCCTGCGACCGGCGCATTTTGGTATAAAATCAGCCATTCAGCTAAAACAGTTACTCTCCAGAAATATTCTGGTAGTGCATGGGTGGACGCCACCGAAAAACAGTCTCTGACTTATAACTGGTATGTTCAAGATAAAGACGGCAATGCTGTCACCTTTAGCAAAACTGGAAAGGTCATTTATCTGTCTGCGGCCGATATCGATAGCTTACTTACACTACAGTGTGATGTTTCCAACTAGGAGGTGATCCCATGGCACTTATCACTTCCTGTCAGGCCTCATTTCAGAATGTTGCCGGATATGAGGAGGACATCGCTTCCCTTCAGGAAAATGTGCGTGAGTGCTATTCGGAGATTTCAAAATCCTCAGAACAGATTAAACTCTCTGTCCGTGAAGAATATATCTCACGTTCAGAAATGGCAACAATCCAACAGGATTTTCAATCCACGATCACTCAAAATAGTAGCGAGATCCGCATGGATTTCTCTGCTGTCACAGATGAGCTGAAGAAAAATATCGCAACTAACCAGGAGCTCCTTGAAGAATATATCCGCTTCAAAGGAGCTCTTATTGAGCTCGGCAAAGTAGGAAATGCTTTCACTGCTGAGCTCTCTAACAATGAACTGGCCTTCAAAGAAAACGGTCAGAAAATTGCCTACATCTCCAACAACAGCTTGGTTATTACCAATGCAGAGATTCGTAACAAGCTATCCCTTGGTAATGAGACCAGAGGATGGTTTGACTTTATTCCAAGAAATAACGGTAACCTCTCTATCAAATGGAGAGGTCCGGCATCGTAAAGGAGTGATTTACTATGGCTTCCAGCGGAAGTATTACAACCGGCACGAAGGAAGGCCGTTCTGTCACCTTATCATGGACGCTATCCAGCCAGGATATAGCAAACAATACATCTACCATTGCATGGACACTAAAAGGCTCAGGTTCAGGAAGTGGCTGGGTCATGTCCGGTGGTTTTAAGGCAGTTATCAATGGTACAACCGTTTACTCCACTTCAACTGATAATCGTATTCAGCTCTATAACGGGACTGTCGTAGCGTCTGGCTCTTTAAAGATCAGCCATAATGCTGATGGTACAAAATCTTTCAAATTAAGCTGTGAGGCCGGTGTCTATAGCTATGCAGTCAATGTATCTGCAAGTGGAACCCATACTCTAAATACGGTCCCAAGGGCATCCTCGGTATCGGCAACATCAGTGAATATGGGAAGTGCCACAACAATTTCTATTTCAAGAGCCTCTTCCTCATTCACCCATACACTGACCTATTCCTTTGGTAGTGCTACTGGAACTATCACAACAAAGACTACTTCTACCTCTGTATCGTGGACACCTGCTCTCGCATTGGCAACCCAGATACCGAGTACTACAAGCGGAACCTGTACAATTACCTGCGATACCTACAATGGCTCCACCAAGATTGGTACGAAAACCTGCACGCTAACTTTAACAGTTCCTGCTTCAGTCAAGCCTACTATTTCCGGTCTGACAGCGAGTCGTGTTGATGGCAGCGTTCCAAGCACATGGGGCATCTATGTACAGTCAAAGTCAAAGACTACTCTCACAATCAATGGTGCTGCCGGAAGCTATGGTTCAACCATAAAATCCTACAGCATCAATGGCGGTGGATACTCTGGTACCTCTTCTACTCTCACTACTGGATTTTTGAACAGCTCTGGCACGATTACTTTTACTGCCACAGTGACAGATTCTAGAGGAAGAACCTCTGCTGCAGCTACCGTGTCAATTACTGTCATCGCCTACAGTGTACCTTCCTTTAGTTCTTACAACTCGCAACGATGCAACAGCAGTGGGACCATATCAGATGATGGCACCTATATCAAGGCAACGGTATCCTATAGCTTTGCAGCCTGCAGCTCCAAGAATACAGTTACTCGCTCCACTTACTACCGCGTAGCCGGGACAAGCACATGGACCAACGCTTCTGCCAGCTTCAATTCCGGTACAGCATTTACCTTTGGTGGCGGTAAGATTTCCACTGAGACATCCTATGAAGTCAAATACGAATTGACAGATGCTTTCACGACTATCAGCATCACGGACATCGTATCTACTGCATCGGTCGTCATGGACTTTAAGAGCGGAGGAAAAGGCGTGGCGATTGGTAAGGTATCAGAAACAGATAACTGCTTTGAAGTATCTGAAAAATGGGATGTAAAGGTCTACGGCAGGCTATTGAGTGAATATATCAAACAGGCCATCGGTGCTATCTATCCTGTCGGAAGCATCTACATGAGCGTCAAAAACACGAATCCATCTACCTATTTCGGAGGCACTTGGGTTGCTTGGGGAACAGGTCGAGTTCCGGTTGGTGTCAATGCAAATGATACCAACTTTGCTACAGTCGAAAAGACCGGTGGTTCTTCTACCGTCACATTAACTACGGCGCAGATGCCTTCTCACACTCATGCAAAAGGTACATTGGCAACAGCCAGTGCCGGTGGACATACTCATGATCTGAAGAACCAAAAAACCTCATGGGGAACCAGTGGTGGCAATCGAGTTCTGGTTGATGCGACTTCTGGATATACAGCTGTCACAAATAAAACCACCACTAGTGCTGGCGCACATACTCATACGATTTCTGGCTCCACTGCTTCTGCTGGTTCTGGCAGTGCCCACAACAATCTGCAGCCCTATATCGCATGTTACATGTGGAAAAGGACTGCTTAATTTTTATCCGCAGCTATCAGATGGTAGCTGCTTTTCTTATATCTAATTTCAGAAATGGAGGTACTTATCAATGAAAGAATTCTGGAACACAATTCAACTTATCTTTGCTGCCATTGGTGGCTGGCTGGGCTATTTTCTTGGAGGCTGTGATGGCTTACTCTACGCTCTTATCGCCTTTGTTGTCATCGACTACATTACCGGCGTCATGTGTGCAATTGCCAATCACACGCTTTCCAGTGAAGTTGGCTTCAAAGGCATCTGTAGAAAGGTATTGATTTTCTTGCTCGTTGGCATTGCCAATATCCTCGACATTCATGTCATCGGCTCTGGCAGCGTGCTTCGTACAGCAGTTATCTTCTTCTACATTTCCAACGAAGGCGTCAGCTTACTTGAAAATGCTGCTCATCTCGGACTTCCAGTCCCAGAGAAAATCAAAACCGTATTAGAACAGCTTCACGATCGAAGCAAAAAGGAGGAAAACTAACATGGCATACACAAATAGCAAGCTGGTATCTTACACCAAACTTAGTCCGAATCACTCTGGGCAGCGTACACACAGCATTGACCGAATCACGCCCCACTGCGTGGTAGGTCAGCTGTCCTGCGAGAGCATCTGCGGATGCTTTACCAGTCCATCCAGACAGGCAAGCTGCAACTATGGCATTGGCAAGGACGGTCGCATCTCTCTTTGCGTTGAGGAGAAGAACCGCAGCTGGTGTTCTTCTTCCAACGCTAATGACCAGCGTGCCGTCACCATCGAGTGTGCCAGTGATATGTCAGAGCCGTATTCAATGAATAACGCTGTTTATAACTCACTGATCAAGCTCTGCGTTGACGTTTGCAGACGTAACGGAAAAAAGAAACTCTTATGGTTTGCTGATAAGAATAAGACATTAAATTATGCACCAAAGGCCGATGAGATGGTGCTCACTGTCCACAGATGGTTTGCGAATAAGTCCTGTCCGGGTAACTGGCTATATTCCAGACTCGGTGATCTGGCCGCTAAGGTTACTTCTGAGCTTTCCAAAACCACTTCCGGCGGCGGCACTGCATCTACTTCACAAATGTATCGTGTCCGCAAAACTTGGTCTGATTCTAAGAGTCAGCTCGGTGCCTACAAGGTGCTGGCTAATGCTAAGAAAAAGGCAGATGAGAATGCCGGATATAAGGTGTTCGATGCATCTGGCAATGTTGTTTATCCAACTGCTGCAAAGCCGACTCAAACACCTGCTGCAAATACTTCTTATAAGGTTCAGATAGACATTGCCAATCTGAATATTCGCAAAGGACCAGGTACCAACTATGGTAAAACAGGTCAGTTCACCGGCAAAGGCATCTTTACAATCGTACAGGAATCAAAAGGCGAAGGCGCTACCCTCTGGGGCAAACTGAAATCCGGCGCCGGATGGATTTCTCTGGATTTTGCAAAGAAATTATAAGGCATATCAATCACAGGGTCTGTGGGAGTTATCTCCTGCAGGCCCGCTTTTTTATTTATCTTTTTTCGGCCAAACTGCCATCTCGCCTCCATTTAGTAGTGAGGAACTTCCTCAGATTGGAGGCAAAATATGCAAGAAAACATTACAGCTTCAATGCCGGATTCTACTTCTCCGAAGCCAATACAACAATCTGATATTCAACAAGATTATGACTTTTTACAGGCGCAAAAGGTTTCAGAAAGGATGCTGTCGCTTGGACTTATTTCCTTGTCGGAATTCAACAAATTAACTGAAATAAATCGTAAAACATTCTCCCCGTTTTGGGTTGAGATTATGCCCAAAATTCCTTGATATATAAGGGATTCAGAGCTAATATGTGACACTAACGAAGGGAGGTGAACTACCGTGAAGAAGATAACCAAAATCGACGGTGTACAAAAGAATACCGCCATAAATAGCAGGCTCCAAGTTGCCGCCTACTGTCGTGTTTCAACAGGTAGTGACGCTCAGTTGGAAAGTCTTGAAGTTCAGAAAAGTCACTATGAACAATACATCAATTCTCGTGAGGATTGGCAGTTCGCCGGTCTCTACTTTGATGAAGGTATAACCGGTACCAAAGCCGAAAAACGTCCGGAGCTACTCCGCCTGATTACGGATTGTGAAGCAAGGAGAATCGACTTTGTAATTACCAAATCCATCAGCCGTTTTTCTCGAAACACGACGGACTGCTTGGCTTTAGTGAGAAAGCTTCAAAGTCTGGAGATTCCTATTTATTTTGAAAAGGAAAACATAAACACCGGTTCAATGGAAAGCGAACTCTTCCTTGCCATTCTTAGCAGTATGGCTGAAGGTGAATCCGCATCCATTTCCGAAAATGCGAAATGGTCGGTGAAACGCCGCTTTCAAAATGGAACCTACAAACTCGGCTACACTCCTTACGGCTACGATTGGGATAGTAAAAATATGATCATCAATCCAGATCAGGCTGCTGTCGTAAAAAGAATATTTGCAGATATTCTTTCAGGAAAAAGTACAAACGCTATTGCAGATGCACTAAACGCAGAAAAGGTTCCGTCCAAGAAAAACAATCACTGGACTTCCAGCACTATTCGAGGCATTCTCGCCAATGAAAAATACACCGGAGATGTCATCTTTCAAAAGACATATACGGATGAAAACTTCAATCGGCACACAAATTATGGTGAGGTTGACCAGTACATGGCTCCGGATCATCACGAAGCGATTATCAGTCATTCAGACTTCGACGCAGCGAATGCTCTGGTTAATCAACGAGCCACAGAAAAAGGTATTGAAAAAGGCAGTGATAAATATCAGCAACGTTATGCATTCTCCGGGAAAATAATCTGCGGAGAATGTGAAGACACTTTTAAGCGCAGGATACACTCTTGCACCACATACAAGTATGTCGCATGGACCTGCAACACGCACCTAAAGAATAAGAAAGCGTGTCATATGAAATATGTAAGAGATAATGAGATAAAAGCTGCATTCATTACAATGCTAAACAAGCTCATTTATGGTTATCGCCTGATACTTACACCTTATCTCAAAGTACTTGAAAACTCACCTGGCGACGAGGCCATTCATCGCATTCAGCACTTGGAGCAACTCATCGCTCAAAACAGTGAGCAGCGTGAAGCATTAACCAAGCTGATGGCACAGGGCTATATCGACCAGGTTCTATATAATCAAGAAACAAATGCACTCCTCCTGCAGGCAGAGACATATCGCTCTGACATTGAAGCAATTACCATCGGAATGACCGGTGACGCAGCCAAGGTTACGGAAACGAATCTTCTGCTACACTTTGTGTCCCATACCGATATGCTTACAGCCTACAGCGAGGAGCTTTTTGAAAACTACGCAGATCACATTGAAGTCATGAGCAGAAATGAAATCAGGTTTGTTATGAAATGCGGTCTGACATTCACAGAAAGGATTGGTGTTTAAATGGGCCACACACCATTTGGCTATAAAATAGAAAACGGTATTGCAGTTATTGATCAACCGGCTGCAGATAAGCTCAGACAGCTTTATAAAAATTATCTGAGTGGTATGTCCTTATCAAAGGCTACAGCTGCTGCCGGAATTAAAACTTATCACGGCACCGCTAAACGATTGATGGAAACCGCCCATTATCTTGGTGACAGTTTTTATCCTGCCATTATCGATAAGGATACGTACCAAAAAGCACAAGAAGAACGCAAGCGCCGAGCCACTGCACTCGGACGAAATAATAAGCAAACACAAATGAGGAAGCTACAGATACCTACCCATTTCCATATGGGTGAGGTCACTGCCCTTTATGACAATCCCGTCAAACAGGCAGAATATCTGTACAGCCTCATAGAAAGCGAGAGTAAATAATGGGAAATGTAATGTTAATTCCTGCAAGGCGACAGGTTGGAAGTAACGCCAGAAAGCAGGAAGAAGAAAAGCCAAAACTCCGAGTCGCAGCGTACTGCCGCGTCAGTACAGACAGCGATGAGCAGGCTACAAGTTATGAAGCTCAGGTCGAGCACTATACCGAATATATTCAAAAGAATCCAGATTGGGAATTTGCCGGAATCTATGCTGATGACGGTATCTCCGGCACCAACACAAAAAAGCGAGAAGAATTCAATCGTATGATTGATGACTGTAAAGCCGGTAACATCGATATGATTATCACCAAGTCCATCAGCCGATTCGCCAGAAACACATTGGACTGCCTAAAATATATAAGGCAGCTCAAAGACATGAACATCCCTGTTTTATTCGAGAAAGAGTCCATCAACACGATGGATGCCAAGGGCGAAGTTCTCATCACCATCATGGCATCTCTGGCCCAGCAGGAATCGCAGTCCCTAAGTCAGAATGTCAAGATGGGATTACAATATCGCTACCAGCAAGGCAAGGTGCAAATCAACCATAATCGCTTCCTTGGCTATACAAAGGACGCAGAGGGGAATTTAGTCATCGATCCAGAACAGGCCGAAACTGTAAAGCGTATTTACCGAGAATACTTAGAAGGTCTCAGTATGGACAAGATTGCTGCAGGCCTGGAGCGTGACGGTATTCTTACCGGTGCCGGAGGAAAAAAGTGGCACACAAGCACCATCAACAAAATTCTCCGTAACGAAAAGTACATCGGTGATGCCCTGCTCCAAAAGACCTACACCACTGACTTTCTTAACAAAACCAGAGTTAAGAATAACGGTCTTGTTCCTCAATACTATGTAGAAGGTGACCACGAAGCCATTATTCCGAAGGACATTTACCTGCAGGTACAGGAAGAACTTGTCCGCAGGCGAGTGGGTAAAACCAGCGCCAACGGTAAGAAACGGAACTACAGCTGTAACCACTGCTTCTCCCAAATCGTCATCTGCGGTGAATGCGGTGAAATGTTCCGAAGGCTCCACTGGAACAACCGCGGCGTCAAGTCCATTGTCTGGCGCTGCATCAGCAGACTGGAATCCACCGGGCTTGAATGCCACGCTCGAACTATCAATGAGCTGGTTCTTCAGGATGTCGTTGTCAAAGCCATCAATCAATTGCTTGGTGACAAAAGCAATTATCAGGCACAGCTCCAGCTTAACATTGCCGCAGTCATCCGAGCTTCGCAGGCAACAGCCATTGACAGCATTGACGAGAAGCTGATGACTCTACAACAAGAGCTGATCCAGAAAGCCAACAGCAAAGAGGACTACGACGAAATAGCGGATGAGATCTTCAGACTCCGAGATCTTCGCCAAAAAACAACCGTCGATACCGCCGCAAGAGATGAACAAATAAAGCGAATCAATGACCTGCAGGATTACATCGCACAGCAAACCACCTATCTTACAGAATTCGATGAAGCACTGGTGCGACGCTGGATCAAGCAGATTACCATCTGGGATGACCGCATTACAGTTGAATTGAAATCTGGCGTCAGCATTGATGTGGATGCATAA